CAGTCCATTACCTGCAACCCCAACGTCTGCGAGCTGCTTTACCTCGCTCACCCTTCCAAGACCGTGATCTGGCACAGAAACTTTTATGTCTAGGACTATTCTTGTCTTTGGTAGGGGCTTTGAGATTACTTCCGGTAGCGCGATTATATTTAGCCCGTCCCTTAGCAGTAAGACCACTACCGGCCTTGACAGAGAGCTTTTCGCCCCTGCCAACGGACAGTGATGGTTTATCCTTTTTAGACACCGTTATAGACCTTCACCAGGAGTGAAGTAAGCCTCAGAAGCAGCTTCACCTATAAACGCTATATAGATAGTCTGGGTAGAGCTGCATTGCGGTATAGTATATACCTTAGTGCTGCCGGGAACCGATACCAAGCAGTAAGAAGGCGTACCTGCAACAGGCACAGAAACTGTGACGTTAGAAGCCGTGCTAACTTGAAAATAGACAGGATAACCAGTGGCGCCGGTAGGCTGATGGTTAGCAACTAAGATCTGGTTTACAGGACTGTCAGCCGTGACAGTGATGGTCTGGGTAGAGGTAGTGACGTTAGCCTTGTACGTCTTACCCATAGCTTGAAAAGCAATAGTATTGCCCATTAGTACACCTTTTTGTCAGGCTTTCCGGTAGGACTGTTCTTGTAGTCCTTAGTACCGTCAAAGACCCACATCGGTTGAAATGGTTGCATAATACCGGGTGTGAAGCGTCCTCCACCATGACCAAGAGTGTTTCTCACGGTCTGAGGCTTAACAGCTTTGGCTGGCCATGCTGGCTCATTGAGGTTCTTGTTGCTGTTTTCTTTCTTCACGACGTCTCTCCTTTATTACGGCTGGAACGTAAACAAGACAGGCGAACCCTGCCACGACATAAAGCCGCTCTATTGTTGGAGTGTACATTGCCCAACACGTTAGGCCGAACGTCATCCATAACGAGAACAGCGTTAGAATCCGATCCGTAAGCACGGTTAAGCCCATGCGTACGATAGCTAAAACAGTAGCATCCACGTCCATTACCTCCTCGACAGCAAAGATTAGGCATCTTCACCATCAAAGAAGCCCGTCCCATACGAATCATCTTGTATCTTTTGCTTGATCTTTTCAAGGTTTATTGCACGGTCAATGATTTTGAGCTTCAAATCAGGCTCCATGCTGGCGTCTGACATGGCTTGCTTCAGCATTTCACTGATAGCCTTCTCCAGATCAGGGTTTAAGCTATTGTTTTTCTTGCTCATTTTGTCCCACCTTAAGCTTGACCATTCGGATTTTACTGGGTGGTTAGAAGGTTAATCCTTCATAAAATATGAGCCAGCTGCCACAACACCTGATGGCACACCGGCATATTTAAGGATTTTGATTCCAACATCATTAGCCAGTTTGGCTCTTTCGATCTTACTAGCAGCAGCACCGACCTTAGCAATGTCTTGGCCAAGATCATCCAGTTGAGCCGGTTGGAACATTCCAGTATCTTCCAGCTTCTTACGTAAGCCACCGGCCTTAGTCCATTCATCTTGCAGTTTGGCAGGTGATGAATCGGTCATCTTGATACGCAAATCATCAAGCGTATCTTTAATTTTGGAGACATTAAACTTGGTCTTTTCAGCCGTTTTACCGGCAGTTTCGATGTCCTTGCCATATTGCTTGACGAGCCTTTCAGCCACAGCAATATCGCCCTCGCGCCTAGCAAGAGATAGACCGTATTTAGCCAGCTTTTCCGGCAATCCAGGAACTTCAAAAATAAAAGCGTTTTCCGCTTTATTGAGCCAATCATTAACAGCCTTAGCATCCTTACCTGCAAGCTGATTAACAGCTTGTTGTTCTGCCAATGCAGACACTTCCGTTTCACCAAGAATGTTTTTGGCGTATTTTACGTTTTCACGGCTTCCAAACACCAGTTTAGGAAGTTTTCCTTCTGGAACTTTGTAAGCACCTGGCTCTTTGGCATAGGGAATTTCTTCTCTAGCACTCAGAGCCTCACCAAGATCAGTCCTAAATTTATTGAACGCCTCAGAGGCTTTCGCATAGGCTTCACGAGGATAGTTTTCTTCTCCTACCCATTTCTTCAAAGCTTCTTCAATGCTATCAGCCGCGCTCTTGTACCGTTCACGCGCAATCTTAGTGGCTGCTTCTGGAGCTTTACTCGCTTCAGTTTGGCGAAGCTCTCTTAGCATTTCATCAACAAGCTTGAAATCAACAGGCTTGGCCTCTTCACCAACCCCAAACAATTCATTTTTGATTTTTTTAGCAAGATTGATAGATGATTCGCCGTAAGTACGTAATGGTCCAGCGCCACCTTCAATAATGCCTTCTAGCTCAGTTTTTAATGCCAATCCGGGCTTAGACACACTGAACGGCTCAACTGCCTGTTTCTGTGCAGCGACATTCTTGTATTCTTCAAAAGCTTTCCCGCCGATTGTTTGCTGTTGTTTTTCAGCAGCAGCAAATTTCTGAGCGCCCAACGCCCTAAGTTTTGATCCAACGTCGTTCTTCTTGGCAATGTCAACAGACGTATGAGGCGCAGGCAAGTTAGTTTCTTGACGAGCCAGATCTTGAGCTTTTTCGCCCTCAGAAACATTTTTTTGCGCTTTTGCTTGTTGGCGAGAAATAATCGTTTCAGAAATAAGCCGATCTTTCTGAGCCCTAGCCGCTGTCTTTTCAGCTTCAGTTGTGGCCTCTGCGATAAGCTTATCGCCTCTGTCTTTTGCAGCTTTTAAGGCATCAGCAAGTTCTTTCCCGCCACGTCCAGTGAGTGCTTTTATGCCAGATTTAATCAATCCGATGCCACCAATAGCCGCAGGAGCAAATTCAGCTACTTTCTCGCTAAGTTGGCCCCTTTTTCCATCTTCTGATTGAAGAAATTTGTATTTTCCAATTTCTTCTGGTGTAGGAAAAAGTGTCTTTCCGCCAGTGGGTGATTGTTGATCTTCAACCTTGAATCCTAAAGCTCTTGGAATTGTATAAGCACCAAGTTCCTCTAAAGCACCAGGGATACCAAGAGTTCCCATAGCTAAACCACGCACCATAGGTGTTGGATCTATAGCTTCTCGAAAGGCATCAATGCCTGTTTTTTCAGTTTTTGGTTTAGTTTTTGATTCAGTTTTATAACCAATCTTGTTAGAAAACTCTTCGAACGGCATATCAGCGTAGTATTTCTTGTGAAGTCCCTGAGCCAATTGTTCGTCTGACAAGTCTTTGTATTGAGGAAACTTTTCTCTAACATCACTAATTGTAAGGTCAGCCATGTTTATTACCTCAATCCAAGAGGATCATCTTGCGTTGATGTAGATCCAGAAAAGTATTCATTAACATTTTCTGGCAAGAAACGCTGGAAATCTTCTTTGCTGCGGCGTGTACCAGCCGTGTATTGACGTTCAGCAGCTTTATAACGGCCACCAATCAAATTACGAAGTGTATTAACAACACCTTTTGTTTGTTGTGGCGAGTTATATGAAGCCAAAACTCTTTCAGCTTCTTGACGATCAGCTAAAGCACCAGCCGTGCCTGTAATAGCTTTGACAATTTCAGAAGCAACAGCCTGTTTGGCAGCATTGAAGTCTGTAACTTCTGGATGCCCAAGGTTGGTTCTGAAAAAGTTAGTAAAACGATTTGTTGCTTGTACGTCACCATTTTGCAAAGCTTCACCAAGCTTATCAATGGTTTCAAGATGGTTATAAACGGTATTAAATGCTTGAATTTGTTTAGCACCAGCACCGTTTGGGCTAGTCCAGTTTCTTTCGGCAGCTTGAATGTTACCAAAATCACCTTCGTTGTAATTAGGATTGATCTGACGTACACGAGCCAAGATCTTATCACGATTTCGGTTGTTGAGCCCTGGTGCTTTCAAAGACAGGTTGGCAATACCATGCGCCGTCTGTTCAATATCTTCATCTGTAGCTGTTGGGCGACCACGAGTGGGAGGGCTATCAGTTTGTTGTTGAAGCCGTTGGCTGGCCGATAAAGCATTAAATTGTGCTGTCTGAGCATTTATCTTTTGCGTTGCGGAACTATTAGCTTGATTCCAAGCTTGAGCAGTCTTTTCAATACCTTGAGTTTCAAGTTGAGATTTAAGAACTTGAGCATCTAAACCAGCAAGTTTCAAAGACAATTCATTCTTAGCAGCCGTAAGATTATATGGAGCCATCTTTACTGCACGGTCAAAAGCCTGAGTTATTTGATCGTTATGCGCCTTCACAGCTTGCATATTTTTATCAAACTCAGACTTTTCACGCTCAAACAGGTCTTTACGACCCTGATTGTAGCCATTGAGCATCCCAGTCATGCCCTGCATAGCACCCAAAGCATTACCGTAAGACTTTCCACCACCCATAGCTCCAATAGCGCCAATCATGCCAAATAAGGCAACCATATCCTGAGCTGATTCTCTGCTGGGCTTGAACTCAGGAGTAGATTGCATCTGACCCTGAAACTTAGTGTCCAAACCACGCACATAATTAGATTGTTGAGCATCATAAGATGCTTGAGCTTTTGCTTTCTCAACCGGAACTTGCGACATAACATTAGCTTGATTTTGATAAGCTTTAGTTATGTCTTGAGGCTGAAACTCTTGTTGGATTTCATCAACCATTAAGATTGCCTCCCTAACATATTACCAAGAGCAGCAAAGAATTGACTGCCGACCTGTGCAGCTTGACCAGCCAATTGACCACGTGTTTGCAGAGCTTGAATTTCATTGGCAAAAGCATTGTTCATAACAGTGTTGCCAGTGCCAAGGATCTGCAATCCAGCCGTTAACTGACTGTTTAAAGCTTGTTGCCGCATACGTTCTTCAAGGGCAGTCGCTTGCATAGCACCCACAGCGCCAGTGCGTGAAGCTTGTTGTGCAATCTGGGCTCTAGCAGCGTCAAACTGTTGCTGTTGAACAGGTGTCAATGCACCCTGCACCGCCTGACCATACTGAGTAGCACCTTGCGTAAGGTAAGGCTGTGCCATTGTCTTTTGTTGTTCAGAGATGGCTGCAATCTGGCTGGCAAGGTTGTTAGCCTGAGAACGAGCCTGTGATTGACCGTACAAACCCATACCAAGGCCACCAAGACCAAGTGCCAACTTTAATGGATCTGAAGTCAAACGATCCAAGAAACCAGACTTTGTCGGATCTGTGTTAACCCGATCTTGTAGCTTGGTGGTTTGACCGGCAGTATCTTCCGACACAGTTTGATCTTGAGTTTGCACATTAGGAACTGCAAAATCAACCTCACGAACAGGAGGCGTAGGAGCCATGCCAGAAAACGGTTGATTGTAAGGAGTAAATTGTTGTCCAGGGTTATTATAGCCAGCAGTAGTATATCCACTCATCCAATTCGGATCATAAGACGTGCTTTGAAAGTTATCATAAGATGACGGAGAATAATTTTGAGACAAATCTTCAGCGCGATTGGTAATTTTAGGAACATTTGTTTCTGGGACAGCTTGAGCCGCTGAGGGGCTAAAAAAATCAGTCAGACTGTCCCAGAAACTTGTATCGTACTCAGGCAAACCTGTATCGGGGTTGATCGTACCGCTACCACCCGCTTCTTTGAGCATCCTAGCTTCACGAGGCGTGATATGCGCCAGCATGGTATCTTTGCCGCGCCCTTTCTTACGAAGTTCCTGAGCCAGAAACGGCAGAGACATATCAGCTTTCAGGATAGATGCGATCTTTGCCATTATGTCACCGTCTCGCTAACACCACGCAAGGATGAAGATCCCCAGACATCGCTGGCAGGCTTTTGATCCTTGTCGCTGGAACCAAATATTGTTGAACCCGGAGCATACGCGAAACCCGGAGAAGATGCCAGTGCCCCGCCTAATGCTGAACTAGGCATATTTTGAGCCGTTTGGGTCATTTGCGTAGGTTGATTGCTTACACTGTACGATTGAGCTTTATTAACCCCTAACCCTTTAGACAAGGCAGGGGTCAAAGCTTGTTGCAAAGCTGTACCGGCAAACTTGCCAGCCGAACCTAAATCCCGACCAGATAGGTCGGAAATACCTGCCATCAAACCAGTAGATAGGCCACTAGCCAATGCCCCTGGCAAAGCTCCACGAGCCGCCTTGGTAAAGTCTTGTCCGGCAGCAAGGCCACCGGCAGTACCGGCAACTTCCCCGCTTATGGCCGTGCCCAATCCTTTAGACAAAGCAGCGCCACCGGGTATGTTACTCAATCCGCTTCCAAGGGCACTAGTCAAAACAGGTGTCAAGCCAGCGCCAATGCCGCCAGTAAGAGCGCCAATCCCAGCAGCTTTAGCAATATTATTACCTGTAGCAGCCGCCGCCAAAGCACTTGTACCAGCGCCTAAAATAGCGCCGCCAACTGCACTAGCTACAACAGTCTCAGCCGCAATTGTAACGCCTATAGAGCCTAGAACAGCACTACCCACAGCCCCAGCACTAACAACTATTCCAAGCTCACTAAGAAGCAGGGGAACAAATGCCGCAAAAGCCATGTCATAGGTCCAATTCAAACTTGACGATAGGCTGTTGAGTGCCACCTATCATCTGGCTTGTTTTGGTCATTCTTATAGGCAATCCGGTGCTTTGCAAGACCCTAGCCATGCCAGGTTCAGTTGCATAGGAAGTTACCTTCTTAAAACCCATTTCCTTTAGACTTTTGGGTAACACCTTTACCCTGTTGGCTATGTCTTTGGGGTTCTCCTGGGTGATGATATGAGCCTCAACCGAGCCATCAGGCATGGGACGCAGAGCAAATACCGTCTCACCAATCTGAAGCAGCTTGATTATTTTTCTTTGAACCAATGTACCTATTTGATTCATAAGTGAACCATCAGGGGAAGCCGCCTGGATGATGTCAGCCGAGCTTTTGGGTTGCTCAGGCTTATTGGCCTCACCCTTTGAGCTAAAGCTTAACAGTTCAGAATTTTTTATGGGGTTGGGGATAACGCTTTCAACCATGTCACACCTTCAATGCCGCAGCTATTTGCAGATGAATTAGGTAATGTTGACTTAACCAGTCGTAAAAATCATCTTCCTTACGAAAATCAGCGTCCAACATATTGAACGGATTAGACAGATCAAGCTGTGCTGCAAAGAACTCATGTTCGACCTGATGAGCCTGTAACCAGTCGTCAAATTGGTCCACATCTACGTCTATTAGGGGGTATGACGGGCCTAATATGTTACTTTCAGACAAAACATTGCTGAAAAGACGGTGTTGCAAGCCGTTTTCGAACAGAAACTCGTTAAGAGACTCCTGTTCACCAAATTTAACGGATGCTAACACGTCCATATTCATTGTTTGTCAGCCTTATCGTCTAGTTTGTCGTATATACGCTGAAACATGGTTTCTATGTGCTTCATCGTAATATTGAAATCTTCCTTGGCTACATACCTTTTGGGTATGTCTACCTCTAAATCATGTATATCACGCCGTAATTCATTAACCGCATCATAAATTGTCCTAGCAAACCATCCTATAGTCGCCAGAATAGCGCCACCGGCTAAATTTATGATGCTTTGCGTGTCCATTATTGTTCCTATACCGCTTCAGAGTCCGACAAATCGTAACTACCGCCCATTTTCTTCTGAATATTAACAATTCTGGTATTATCTTCCAGAGCCATTATCTCATGCGGCTCATGGGGTCTAAAGTCCATGATTTGACCAGCAGAACCTTCTTTTTCCCAATCATGGCTGTAGGCTTTAATACGCCCACGAGTCACAATAGTAATATGCACGTTATCTTCGTTATGAACGTGCTTTGCGAGAATGTCTCCGGCTTTCTCAAAGTCGTAGATTGAGCCGCGCAAATCGCCAAGATTCTCTAAGGTTTTAACCGATAACATCTGGCTTAGTCCCCTTTGCTTCTAATGGCCGCATACGGTCTAACATCTTTTCAAATTCAATTTGTTCTTCTTCAGTTCGCAATCTTACTTGCCCATTTTGAAACCATTGCCCGTCCTGTTCAAATGGTGGGCTATATTCAAAGACAGATGTTGTGCCATCATATTCTGGCATTGGTTCAACGCGCACAAACGCATAAGTATCCGGCAAGACAAACTTTTCACCCATGTCGGGGTAATCAAGGCGAACGTCACCCTGATGTCTTGGATACTCAAGTGTTGAGAGTTTGATATAAATCATATCACTGTCCTGCTTACAGTTGGTGTAAACGAACCTGTTGCGTAAGTTGAAGTAGAATAAGTTGCAGATCCAGAAAAAGCTGTTGAAAGTGTTGTTCCTACGAGGGTTTCAGACCCTATTGTCATACTACCCGCCGAATATATGACTGAATTAGACCCAACTGTGTATGTACCTGTTTTTGATCCATCTGTAGGAACATTGCCAAAAAGTGCTTTTTGATTTGCAAAAGTTCCAGTAAAATACATACTATTTGACGGACCCATATTTAGTCCTCTTATAGGAGCGGTATCTGAATTAAATTTTCTTTGGTATTGAATTGTGCCGCTTGAATCAAATTTTAATATGTATGAATTACCCCCAAGATTTCCACCCGCGCCACCGCCGCCGCAATAAACATTGCCGCTTGAGTCCGTTGTTATAGCTTGAAAACCTATAGAATTTCCAGTAAAACTAGCTGTAGCGTTCCAAACGTAAGTTCCACTAGAATCAAATTTAATAACACACGCTTTCAAAGTAGAACCAAAACCAGTTCCAATGTAAACATTACCAGATGAATCCAAAGTTATACATTGTGAATAATACATATTACTCACTAAACCAGTAACAACAGGAAATTGTTGGATAGCAAAACTAGTGTTAATTTTTAAATATCCAACATAAATACCGGAATAATAGCAAACATATACATTACCAGAGCTATCAATAGCCATGTTGTTTGACATTGTGTAAAAAGAGTTTTGCGGATTTCCTACATATCCAGACATTTTATTATTGTATACTACAGCGCCAGTTGACGCGTTTAAGGCAGCAAAAGCAAAACTAGAACCAAGTTGAGTGACAACATAAACGTAGCCGTTAATTGAATTATATTTAATCCCTTGAACGCAAATTTGATCTCGTAAGCCAGCAGAACTTATAGTTTTTTGCCAAAGCAAAGTTCCTGAAGAGTCATAAGCATTAACAGAACCATAGGCGCTACAGTTTCCATTCCCAGCACCAGCCGATCCTCCAACATAAATATTGCCGGAAGAATCTACATCTACACAATTACCAATAGAAGAATATGAATAACAACAATTTGAAATTGATCCGCCAGTAACACGGTTTGAAAATGATGTTGTAACTCCAGTTGAATCTATTTTTTCAATAGGAATAAATGTCGCATTTCCTTCGTATCCAGTTACATAAGTATTATAAGCAGAATCAACAAAAGAATTGTTATATTGAAGAGCACCGCCAGAAACAGTTCTAACTTCTAAAAAGTTAACAGCACTGTTCAGATACGTTCTAAAAGCACCAAATGCTCGTGCCGACATAGCTCCAGTTGATACTATAGTAGGCATGGTTTATCTCACTTAAACTGTGTTTGCCCAGCAAGAACCGTAAACGCAGCACTGCCAGTTTTGATAATGGTGTAAGTGTAAACGTCAATGCCAGAAGCATTTCCTGCCGACCACGCTGTGCCGCCTTGATACTTGGGAGTCACGGAAGATCCATCAACTTGCACTGCGCTATTGTAGTAAGCTGTTGTGCCTTGTGTCACCAAGAAAGCCACCGTCATTGTCTGACCTGTTGACATCAATGTGTTCAACGATGTGCCGGAGCTGCCGCGAAAGTTAACAGTCCAGTTAGCTGAAGCATTGCTGGTGTAATACAACACTGACTGGGTAGTAACATCAAAAGCAATTGTGCCTGTAGCTGCCGTAGCACTTACAGTTGTTGTCTCAGCCACATTAACTAATACTTCAGCAAGAACACTAGAAGTACCGTTAAAGGTTTGAGTAGCTGTGAATGTCGTTGCAGTTCCGGGTGCTACATAGTCAGTGCCAGCCGTAGCATTAGCCAGCGCACCGCCACTATTAGCTTTGAGGATAGCTGTACCGGATGGAGGTGCAAGGTAATCAGTACCAGACGTAGCCGCAGTAAAGGCAGACGTACCATTGCCTTTTAAAACGCCAGTAAGAGTTGTTGCGCCGCTACCACCAGCCGCTACAGGCAATGTTCCAGCCGTTAGAGCTGTACTAGATGTTGAATAAATAGCATTATTAGCAGCGGTAAATGTAGTAAGACCAGTACCGCCGCGATTGTAAGCAACAGTAACACCGTTCCATGTGGCGGATGTAATAGAACCAGCATAGTCTAATGTATTGGTGGACCATGTTACGTTAGATGGTGCTTGGTAATGCGTATCCCAAGTTCCAGCAGCAACCGAATTGGTCAACAATGTTAGGCACAAAAATCCACCAGATTGGATTGTTGCCACTGTTGTCGTGCTGTTGTTTTGAACAACAATTGTGCCAGAAGTTTGATTGTTGTTAAACGTATAAACAGCTCCAACAGACAAAGTTGTTGCGTCAGGGAGTTTAAAGGTTTGACCGCCGGACCCTGTTACATTGTAATTAAAAACTGATGCCGCAGTTAGGGTTGTGGTTGTTCCAGCCGCAGCCGTGTTAGAAAAGCCGGGGTAAAGATAATTAGCGGTTATGTTTGAATTAGAATCACGCAGTACAACGCTGCTTGCGCCAGACGAAACAGTGACACCTGTACCACCGTTAGCTACAGGCAAAACACCAGAAGTAATCTGTGATGCGGATATGGATATAGTTGTATTAGAAGCAGCCGTAAGCCTACCTTGGGCGTCAACGGTAAATACACCAACTTGTGTCGCGCTACCAAATGTACCTGTCGTAACCGTTGTGTTGGCTAAGTTAATTGTACCAGACGTAGTGATTGTACCACCGGTCAAGCCTGTGCCAGCCGTAATGCTGGTAACAGTGCCACCACCGCCGCCGCCGCCCGTTGCACTAATAGTGACGTTTGATCTAGCTCCAACTGAGTCATCGGCAACAGAAATAGTTACGTTTGTACCGGCAATAAAATTGATTGCAGGTTCACTTCCTACAACTGTTGCGTTGTTTTGAACGGTGACTTTTTGGTTTGTGCTATTGGCCGTAACAGAAAGTGTCACGTTGCCTGTCAAAGCACCTCCGCCGGTCAAACCTGTGCCAGTTAAAATGTTAACTGTGTTTGGTACAGCACCAGAGACAGCCGCTACGTTTATAGCAATAGACGCATTAGATGCCGCCGTAATGCGTCCCTGAGCGTCAACAGTAATGACTGATACAGTTGCCGAACCACCATAGCTAGCGGCAGTTACAGCCGTATTGGCAAGCGAGATAGTGCCTGACGTAGTGATTGGCCCACCGGTCAGTCCCGTACCGGTATTAACTTGCGTTACTGTGCCAGAGCCGTTGCCACCGCCTCCAGTAGTTGATGCGACTGCCTTGAGAGACATTTTTTAGACTCCATCGCCAGGGGTCACATAGACAGACGTGCTACCACCAGAGGTAATGCCGGTGAAGTAGGCGTTGGGGAGGAATGTCAGGATTTCGTCCGTACCCGGCAAAAGAGGCAAGGTAAATGTGCTGCTGCTAATTACAACCGCATTAGAAGTCGCACCAGCGGCAGTCAAACTAAAGCCAAGAAAGACCATATTGCTGCCCGGAGGCACTACAATACGGTATTGGTTAGCTCCTAGCCCGTTGCCAATAGCTTGGACAGGAGTAGGCGCGACTGTATTGGCGGTAAAAACCACCGTGTTCCCCATTGGGGTAAATGCTTGGACGCCCATTTTAACCTCACGGATGTGATGCTTTGTAGCCCTCAAATTCGGACTTCAGAGAATCTAGTTCAGCCTTCAAAGCCTTTATAGAGCCTACCAAATCAGCAAAATAGTCCATATTCAGACCAATACCCAGCCGATCTTCCGACACGTCAGGGTCATACATTGTGCTAACAGATGCAGGATATTCTACAGCAAATTCCTGTGCAATAAAACCTTTGGAGTGGGGAGTCTGACCAGACTTTACTTGTATCCAATCAAACTCTTTAGGCTGCAATGCCAATATCTTAGCTAGACACGCCGTAGGGTCTAAAGCAGTTATGTTGGTTTTAGACCTTTCATCCGAAAGGTTTGTCCAAGTAGTTGAAGCCCAATTCTTAGGAGTTATGTGGTTGCCGGTTGTACCTACAATAAAAGAAGCATTGTCCAGATACATAGCGCCAGTAACGCTTTGAATATTAAAATACATATCAGTGCCGGAACCGGACTGAGGAGCTGCATCGTTATAAATGGATGTGTTGGAACCCAATTGCAGGATTCTATAAGTGCTGCTGTCTTGCAAGTAGGTGTTAGCTGTGCCTACGTTTTTAGAGCCAATAAAGTTCTGGCTAGTGTCAAACTTACCGGCCAATGATCCAGCAGTATAATATTCTAATGCACCAGTTTCGGAAGTGAGCTGTATTGTTGTGCTGCTATATTGCAACTTTCCAAGAGGGGTACTGCTACCAACAGCGTGAATATATGTGCCAGGTGTTTGCAAAGCATTTCCAGAATAGAAAAGATCTGAAGTAGCCGCCAAGGAGCCAGAGCTATTGTATTGAATCTGTGTAGTAGATCCAGCCGCGCTTACAGTAGACGTAGGATAGTCAGACACACCAGGGTTACCAAACACACGACGATTGGTTCCAGAAACATTGTCAGAATAAGAACCGCCAGTGCCGCTAAACTGATTACCGCCAATGACATAGTAATCACTGGTCCCAGATGCGATATAGAGACCAGCAGTTTGAGTACCAAAACTAAGGGTGTCGCCAAAAGCGCAGCCAATAACCGTGAAATACGAACAATTGGCTTGGAAAAGAATACCATAGTAAGACCCGCCGCCCGTGTTGTTGCCTCTTGCCGAGAAATTAACAAAAGTAACCTTTGTGGCATTTGCGCCAACCGAAACACCGTTCTGTTCATTATTGACAGCACCGCCACCAGTAAACCTGATGCCATTGGCTGTAGCAATGCTGATGCCTGAAGATGGACGATTAGAGAACCAACAATTGTTGAAATCAAATTCAACTGAATTGTTGATGTTGCAACCGCTAGTGCAAGAATCAAAATAGCTATTGCTGAATTTGTTATATGCTGGACGACTACCCATTACGTTAGAAGCAGCATCTGTTGTAATGCAATAAGCTCCTGCATACACTTGAATGTTTGTAAAGCTGTGACCTTCAGAAGCATTATAAAAACGAATAGCTCCCAGAGCGCCATAGCTGTTTGTGTCATTTACGCAGAATACGTTAGACACCATCCAGTTATAACAAACGTCATGCAAATAGAACCCGCAGTTAGCGTAGTTTCTTACTTCGCAATTATCCACATATACGCTGTTTGATTGAACGCTTGTGCCATCACCTTCAAAGGCGTTGTAGGAATTGTTAATGTCAAGATCATCAAAATAATTATAAAAGCCAGAACAATAAATAGCCGACGCGCCAGAGGAAGGAGTTCCGTTGTATGTGAATCCAAGAGACACCGCACTGTTATTGTTTGTGAGAATATTTAATATTTTAGCATTAGTAGTAAATTGTTTAATGATTGAACTTTGTTTACCTGTACCAAGAAGTTTTACTTTTCCACCTGTAAAGCTCAAAGCAGAAGTAATCTTGTATGTTCCATAAGGAAAATAAACAGTACCCCCGCCAGCATTGGCTACGCTAGTAATTGCATATTGAATAGCAGTTGTGTCGTCTGTAGCACCATCGCCAACAGCGCCAAAGTCTTGAACACTAACTATATCAGAATATTTAGCCAAACCAGTTCGAGCAACCGAGTTAGATAATAATGATTGAAATGATACATTAGCTGAGTTGATAGTTCCGCTAGGTCCACCGCCACCAGTAGAGTTAATTGTTACATTAGAACGGCTATTTGCAGAGTCGTTTGTTATAGCAATTGAAACATTAGATCCTGGAATAAAATTGATGTTTGGTTGTGTTGCAACCAAGGTGCTATTGTTTTGAACGCCAACACTTACTGATGTTGTTACGCCAGAAATAACACCGCCTGTAATCAGAACATTAGACAGAGCAACAGAACCGTTGCCTATGCCATTTACAGCATTGACCAAAACAGAGAAGTCTGAGTCTAGGTTTGAGAGCGGAATCGGAGCTGTCTGAGACCCGAATGTATATGGAATAGTAATCGGGAGTGCCATTAGAACCTCGCTCTTAGTTCGTGTTCCATTTCAAGCGTGTTAAGCGTGAAAGCAGGAGCTATAGAAGTGATAGTAAGGCCCAAATACTTACCATATTGAGCCGCATCTGATTTGTAGAGAGAATACCCATAACCTGTTATCCAGCCAATGTTAGATAACACATTATTTTGCCAAGGTATTGTGTTGCCCAAAGTGTTTAGCCAAGTGTTTGTATTGGACATGACATAGACAGGGCTTGATCCATATTCACTGTCAACCGTAACATTGAACGATGCAGACGTACTTACCGTTGCTTCAAAAGCAAATTTAAGAGCTTGTTTATCACGAATTGCATCTTCCATGGGCCACAAAGCACTACGCATAGTTGTGCTGATGTTGGTTGTGCTGTCGTTATACAAACGCACAAGATTAGTGCCGCTGCTACCATAAAGCCAAAGTTTATTGGCTGTAGGTACTAACGTCACATATTTGACTGTGCCTTGACTGGTCACAAACCACTTTTTGTCAAAGAAAACCAATTGCACAGGTCTAAGAGATGACAAAGGATCATTGTAGTAAACATTAAATGCAGCGCACAAAATGTTATTGACCAAGACCTGACCACCCGTAATAGGATAGGTGTAGTCTATATATGGTATGATTCCGTCAAGAGCATCCGAAATCTTGGTAACTGTAGCGCCAACCAGAGCAAAGATTCCGTACTGGTTGATAAACAACAAAGATCTAAAATATGGAAAGATTCCGTCAATGTAGGTTGAACCAGTAGATGCTGACACATTTGTGTTTGTAAAGCTGGTCAGACCTGTGGTTCCAACTCTAACATCTGAAAACACGTTGATTGAATCGTCACCAAAGACGTACAAGAAGTTATTGGCAGATATCAAAGCTGTAACATTGCTATGCAGCGTATCGTCTTTAATTGTTTCTACGCCAGCCGAAACACTTACAAAGTCGTTGTAAGTTCCTGCGGCAGAATAGAAAATATTACGCCCTTGACCTATCCAAGCACGACCGGAAAAACTAGAAACGTCCACTATAACTTGATCAGTCAAGACTGCCGTTGCAGTCGCAGCCGTTGTAGGTGTACCGCCGCTAAATGATACGCTGGGAGCAGTCAGATAGCCTTTGCCGGGGTTTGTAACAATTACACCTGTAACAATACCACCAAACATAATTGCTGTAGCTACGGCTTGAACACCGCTTCCAGGAGGCGCTCCAATAACAACAGATGGTGTACTGGCATAGCCAATACCGCCAGAGCTAACTGTTATGCCTATAGAACCTTTACGAAAAGTTAAAGGCCCAGCAACAGCAGCCGCGCCAGATCCTCCACCACCTGTAAATGTAATAGTAGGCGCAGATGTATATCCTGTGCCAGCTTCACTCACACTTAATGATGTGACTATTCCAGATCCTACAACAGCCGTAGCAGTAGCCGCACCACTGGAAAATGTAACGCTAGGTGCAGTAGTTGTGTAACCATAACCAGGGTTTGTAATTGCAATTGAGCTAATTGCACCTGCTGTAATGCCAGTTACAACAGCCGTAGCCTGTACACCTGTAGGCTGAGAAGGGGCAGCAATTGTAACGCTTGGAAAAGCCGTGTAGCCTGTTCCACCAGAAGTAATAGTTATGTTAATAATAGTACCGGCGGCATTAGATATAGAAGCCAAGATAGTAGCTTGAACGCCACCTGTTTCGTTAGGAGCAGACACGGTAACTACCGGAGGCTCTGTATAATTAGATCCTGTGTTGGTAATGCCAACAGAACCTATAGAGCCAATAGAAACAATATTTGTTCCATCCCAAGTGTAGAAACCGTTGTTGGGATCTCCAATCAAAGCACGTTCATTCTTCCATTGTCTTAGGCGCACACCTGACGTGGAAAATGTTCCAGTAACAGCAACATTAGCTTTTGTAGAAGTTGCTATGTTATAATACTCAGCTCGACCATCAGCTTCAAAAGCAACAACATAATCTGTGTTGTTAAGGTTTATGCTTGTAAGCTCTGTAACAGTATTTGACCAAGCAACATTGGAGCCACCAGATATTGTTACATTGGTTGAATTAGCAACAACCTTTAGATTGCCAAAGCCAATTGGTTGAATGTTTTCCAGCCAAGCAAATTCATCAGAATCCAAAGCAGTACGATTTGGCCGTGTGTTAAGACCTTTGAAAGCCTTAGTCACATGGTAAGATTTACGTTGCTCTGGTGATTTCTGGGCCATGGATCAATACGCAGAGCTGTAGGGATCAGGAATACGTCTGGTGTATGTGGTGCTAAGAACAGACTGAGCTTGTGAGATATATTGGTTCTTAAATAACTCAGCTTCGCCATAACTCTGTTCTTTGAATTTAGCCAAATACGCCGCGTAGAATTGTACAGGCCCCGTCCACGGGTTTGGAATCTCGTCAATGTCTGTAGAATTAACAAGCGTCACAGGTTGAATAACAGTGTCAATTTCAACTGTATAATTTTGATCTGGCACTGGACCAACATAAAATTTACCTGGTCCGTACATAGAATAAGCGATTGGCTGACCTATATAGTTTTGCCAAAAACGCATTTGAGTGTTGAATTGAGTCCAAGGTAAATAACGAAGAGGCAAACGAGAATTGCCCCAGTACACGTTAATATTAAGAATATCCATATTAAGGTTGCCACTTGGCAAAGAACTTAAATCATAAACTTCTTGATTAGCAACAAGTGTACTTGTTTGAATCTTACGCAAGCAACCGGTGTCACGCACAAGACGGTTGCGACCTTCATTGATGTAATCCGTTAACTCTGGATCAGTCCAAAAGTTAGCGTTTACGTCATGCAATAAACGTCTGACTTGAGTAATGTAGGTCGAAAGTGTAGTCGCCATTTTCGCTCCACATTAAACAGAAATCCCCTTACCCCCCTCCCTCTTTACAGAAGGAGAGGAGATCTGGACCACACCCGGGGACGGGTTAGCTGTGGTTTTTTGTGGTTGAGTGCTAATCTTAATCTTGTCCAAGCGTTCAAAAGCTTGAGGCATATCATTAGAAAAGCGAGTCCAACCAAGTCTAACTAAGTACGGCTCTTTGTTTTCTTGCTGGTATCCAAATACATGGACAGCTATTTCTTCAGGAACCTCTACCCAATTGCTAGGCACAAATTCATAAAATTTGCCATCATAGCCATCAGTTAAAGACTGATCCGTTGTGTTTAGCACCCAGACATTAGCCATCAGAGCTGCACCACGTCGCCCCAAATGGTAATGTTGACAGCAGCATTAGCCACAGCAACACCAACCTTAACGAACAACGCAGGGGAATTATAAGTGGGTCCAGCCGTGCAAAGAGTTGTTACGTTTGCATTTCCGTTAATCAAAACAAGATCTTGGAAAGTGGCAGTACCAGAAACATTTCCCAAAGTTTGACCAACAGCAGTAGTAATAGCGTTAGACGTATTACCATCGTTGCTGGTTAATATAGTCACATTAGCTGTAGTCATACTTGGCGTAGTTCCACCAGCCGTGTTTGACGGATTGGTAACTGTAATACGCCGTATAACATAAGACCCATTGCCAAAACTAGGACCGATGCCACCACTCAGAATAGGAAGAGTGATGACAGCATTACCTGTGCTGGCAATTGACTGACCTGCCGCAAACGCAATGCGGTAGAAGCCAAAGTTGTCTTGTGTATTCTGACCTACTGCATCAGGATTAGCCATGGAAATTCTCCTTAGCTGTTGTACTGACCAGTTACACCAAGACCACCATTAACCGTAAACAATGTAACGGTTTGAGTAGCTGTTGTAGCATTGGCGCGGATGTTCCACCCATCAGAAACAAGTGTAGCAGCGCCGACGTTAGCAGCAACCAGAGTTGTCCAAGAGTTTGCGTTTGTTGAAGTGTTATAGTTATTCACTTCAATTGTTACGTTTGCTGTTGGCGGGTAAATATATAGACCCGCTGGAACAAACTGAGCAGCCGATACACCAGCGTTCATAGCTGTGGCGTTACCAATGCCAACGCTGGTAATTGATACTGTCTGAAAATAAGCCGAAGCTGTATTTGTAGAAGTATTGGTAACTAAGATTTTATTGAGTCCGAGTGCCATTGTATCTCTCCTTACAGGCTGATTGAATTATAGCCCGTAACCTTTGTCATGGCTTTAGGCTTGGTGTTGACCAATTCTGCAATTGTCAAGACCGCGCCGACATAACCAATCTGCCAGTTCGGGAGCGTGGATTCAAAGCCGGTGAACACAAACTGCCCTTGCTCATGGATGTAGAGCGAAAGATAGTTAGTATTCAAGAAGTACACCGTGCCTTCAGGGCAATACGGATCTGGATAGATAGGAACACCAGCAACCATCAGAGCGCGGAACGCAGCAGAAGGTCCGTTAGCATCACCATCAAAACCACCACCAGGAGTGATGACATATTGTTCCTGACCAACATAATCTTGAGCCAGAAGCGTCCATGTTCCAAAGCCGCAAACGCCAAAGCTAGGTACTTCAGCGCCGTTCTTCACAGTGCCGGAAATGTATTGCAAGACGTTTTGACGAGTCGGGTTGACAGAGCCAGCGGCATATACCTTTGATCTCCACCATGAATTCTGGGTGGATGAACGGGTAATGTTGCCGTAGGTAGCAGCACCAGACGTTGTACCATCATCAACAGCGGCTGGCAGTCCGATAAATTGCTGCGTGTTTGATGTGTTGTTGTACAAAGCATAAGCCATACCGTCGAGCATGACGTTTGTTGCGTCATTCATACGAGCTTCAATCAGCGGAATAATTGCATGATCTTGCTGTACTGCGCCTTCCATACCAAGGAACGGCACGGGAGCAATCATAAGCTTGAGATTGAACTCAGCGTTGAAAGCACCTTGCTGAACAGAAGGTTGGGTGAATGAACCGGAATAATCTGACCATTGCGCGTTTACAAACTGTGCGCCTTGGACAGGAACCGTTACGGAGCTAACACCGCCAGTAGCGGTTTGTGAGTTAGCAATAAGAGCAGCCATAAGAGGTGTACTGTTATAAATCTGTACAATCATCTTAGGAATAAACGCACGCCTTGTGACGTAGGTTAATTCATTATACTGCGTAGAGCCGGATGCTGGGACAATGCCCCCACCGATAGCCATGGCATTACCTCATAGTTGTATGGTTAAGCACTGTCCCCATTTTCAAAAACCTATTGGTCTTGCGTTTCTACGCAATTCCGTTAAGGCTTTAGAAGCTTCGTCTCGCGCTGCTACTGCTGGATTTTTCCAGAATTTCTCCAATGTACCTCTTGCTGTTTCGTCCAGAACATTCTGGCTGAAAGTTTTTGAAGGTGTTGGAGTAGCAGCCTGACGCATCCACTGAAAGTAGTCTGCGGCAGTTTCGTGATTCTGTATGCCTTTTTCCAGCATGATCTTTTCAATCTCAGCAATATCTTCTTCGGACTTTACTTTGCCTTTTTTTAGCAAAGAGTTCCGACGATTCTGGAGATCATCCATGGCATCGCGTTCACGCATTTTGTTTTCCATAAACATAACGCGATCATTTGCCTCGCTCATAACTTTGCTAACTTCGTCTTTAATGTCGATTGAATCAATCATTACAGACGGGCGAGCTTGTTTAGTTAAACGAAGAAACTGTTCACGAGTCTGGGGATTGTTTGCAAGTTCATTTGCAAGCAAAGCCAGTTCGTCACGAGCCTCTGGAGTAAGATCTTCAAGAGAAGCCATAATTGTCCCCTAACTTTCTTTAGATAACTTTTTTGCCATCGCCCGGAGGCTTGATAGCATATTTGGACTTAGGTCCAGTTTTATTTGGACCAGACAAACCACCCAAACGCGCAAAGCGCGGAGTGTTTGTAATCTGACCATTCTGTTGCACGTCTGAAGTAGGACGACGAGGCTGAGAAGCCCCACGCGGCTTAAAGAGTTCCATTGTTAGCTCCTTACATAGGCATCTGACCGCCCATAGGCGGCATTGGTGGGGCTCCACCACCTTGAGGTGGCGGCGTCATTTGTCCGAGATTCGGACCAGCGGCAGAGATTGTCCTGGCTCCAGGAGAACCACCACCAGCATTAGGAAGATTCTGTAGAAGCTGAAGAATCTCAGCAGACTGAAGTTCTCCGGCCTTTTGTTTCTTAGGCCCAAGAACAGAAGTAAGATTGTTCAAAGCAGAAATAAGTTTTTGGCCTTCCGGTGTCTCGCTTCCAATAGCAGGAAGGGACTGCTCGATAAGGTCTAGAGCCATGCTCACGTTGACTAACGCCGATTCGCGTTGCCCGGACTTTGGTTCAGGAGTTGACATAGGAGAAGTCATGGGTGGCTGTGCAGATGCACCATCAGCTCCAGGGGACATTGAAATGCCGCCTTGAGGTTGACCACCTTGTTGCCCCATAAGGGCCATGAGTTGCTCGTTTGCCATGGGACTCACTTTAACAGATAAAATCTGTAAAATGTCAAGTGGGGGATATTTTTAGGATTTCCCTCCCCTCCGGGGAAACTCGAATCATTAAACGGGACTGACCCGCTTATGAGTTAACGACGAGCCTTACGACCTTTACGACGCATGATGCGCTCCTGAATTTGAGGGGTTGAATTGTTTAAAAAGCTTGGCCTAAGCCAAACTTCACTTGCGCTTACCGCGACCCTTACGACGTGCCATGTGAATGACTCCGATGTTAGAAACGTCCCCTAAGATCGTTTCATTCCTCTGTTGACCTGTCGAGCTTGTGGCTGCTTGGTCTGAGAGCGAATATTCACAACCTTATACTGTAGATTAGCTGGTTTTGAGAAGCTGTCAATACTTGCTCTTGCCTGGTCACCTTTAGGCATAGTACCTGTTTGAGCTGGCATATTAACCTGCTTTCTGTGGAGGAGGATTAGCCGCAGCCTTTTTCTCCATAACTTTTAGCTTTTCTTTGAGCATTTGTTTCATTGGCGGGTCGAGCAGTTCGATAAGGCTTTCCTTATCAATAGCTTGAGCTTTGTAAAGATTAAACGCCAGTGAGCGAAGATCTTCCATAAAGATCGGGCTATTTGAGTGCGCGTCCACTTTTACCACATAATCCTTAGTAAATTGTTCAGCTATAAATGGTTGGTCCTCAACATCCAAAAGTTTATCAGTGTCATACACTTGAATCAGTTTCATGTAGAGCGTTGCCATCTTTTCCAAAGCATCTTCAACAACCAGTGCGCTCTTCTTGGCTCTGGCTGATCCAAGCCTTGCAAGCTGGGAAGCATGACCGGCAGACCTAACGCCTTGTTCGCCTTGCCCGGACAAAATGCTGCTAATTCCAGAAGCTTCAGCAAACATTGAATCTATTTCACGCAACTGAGCGTATAAGTCTTGCGGCAAAGTTGGAGCCAAGCGTTCTACTTTGGCATTAGGCATATCGGTAGATAACAAGCCACCGGCTCTATTCAGCGCAAAATTCTTTTCATCCAATATGCCGGTAAAGCCCATAAGGCTGGTCGGCGGGTTAACCTGTTTGGATAAAAGATCCAGAATCTCGGTCATGCGCCGATTACGCATTTGCTGGAGAGCAACCAGCTTTTGAACTTCTGATTGGCCCCAATAATAATCATATTGAGGCTTGGGGCAGATTTGTATGATAGGCAACTCGCCTTTCAAGAACATATCGCCATGCGGCCTGTCATAGATAATAACGTCAGGCTCTGCAATGGTTACGATCTGGTAATCGTTTTCTTCATCGTTCCAGACGTATAGGTCTGTCATTTCAATAGTATCTTCAGCAACTTCTGCCTTCATACGGTTAAACCCGTAAAGGTCCAGATTAACATTGCCGTAGATAGTCGGGTTGGTCTGGGACATAACAATCCGGTCAATACCGTTTGGTATGTGAGTTGGTTGATGCTGTTGTGAATTAACTCTATCAATAATGCTTGCCCGTTTAGGGTGGCTATAAAGCCTACGATAAAGTTCTGATTTTGTTATGTAATAGTTATGGCTAATAGCTTCTTGCCGATCAGTTTGCGGAACATCTTCACGCAAGACACCGACTGTACCTGGGTCAACAAAGAACGGGTTAATGTTTCCGTCTTTAACAATAAGTTTGATAAAGGTTGAATTAAACACAAGCGCCCAAGTCAGAGCAAGACCAAACACTTGGTCGGCGTTTGAGTTGTTCCATTCATCATGCAGTTTCTGTGTCAGAGCAGGTATATACCTTGTCAGGTACGGACGTGTAGATGCGCCAAGATTCATACTGAATCTGGTTGTTTCAGCCGAATAAAGAAAGCTCGTGAGCTGGTCAATATGGCTGTAGATCTTGTTGTAAGCAGCGGGACTTTCTTCCGGCCCCGCGCCAAACAAAAAATAGGATCTAAGGGATTGATAATCTCCGCGCCGCATATCCCGCGAGACAAAACATTTCTGGACTAGATCCAGATAAAACATCTCGCGTTCAATAGGGTTTGACGGGATTATCATTTGATTTTAAGCCCTTCTGGATCAGAAAAGTAACTTGCCGCCTTTGGCCCCTGGGTCAGGTTCAGATCCTTGATATTGGTTCCTACCGGTTCACCATGCGCCGACTTTACAGCATTGCCTGATAAAACGGAAGCCATGTTGAATCTGCCGCCGCCGCCCCACATGATCGAGTCTCTGGGCGCTGGTTCTTTGGATTGGTTATTACGGGTGTGATAACCTTCTTGGAACTCGCCCTCGCGGGTAGTCTTGATGTTGGTCATATTAAATTCTTTAGCCAGGCTTTTGGCTGTGGTATCTACCGACTTGCTTCTAGCTGCTTTGGTTGAGTCACGCATAGACGGTGCTTTTAAAATAACCACTGCCACGTCCAGACAGCCATGCGGGCACAGCGCCTCCCAAGCGTCAAAGTATCCGTGTTCTATACATTTATAAGATCTGAGAATAGCCATGCCGTCACCCTTTCATAAGCTCTTCAAAGGTTGGTTCAGAATAGTCGGCCCTGTTCTTGAGGCCGATCTTTAATTTGATCTCTCCGTCTACAACCGTCAAGCCGTAGGAGCGTTTGATTCTTGGACGTGGATTTTTAACATATCTGACTTCGCGGGTTAAGTCTCTGTGCTGAACAATTTCAATTTCACCATTCTGCAATCTTAACAATGCCTTAGACATTCTAATCTGCGTTGTCTCAGACATGGGAATCTTCTTTAACTGAAAAACCATTTTGATTGTAAAATCAGATAAGCCAGCCAAGTCAGACAATAGCTTGATTGATATTGGCCTAACGGGGTCGGCCAGCAAACGGTCCATCCGGTTATACAGATCTCTCTTGGTCAGAACCGTTTTCATCGTCCATACAGTCCGATATGTTTAAGATAAGTAGAGACATTTTTTCCGACAGACAGCTCTTCGGGCGTGTGGCTTTCTTGAGAATGGCTTACGCTTTTGGTGATCCGCATGGCAATCAGGCGCGGTTGAACTTGTTCTGCGTATGCCGCAGCCGCCAGCGCCGAGGCTATAACCCGATCATCCTTGCCACGTCCAGGAGCGGAAATCGAGCCACCGTCACGAGCAATGGTTTTCATTTCTTCCAGCAGGTCGGGGGACTTCACGATACACATCTGGCGTTCAAAATAGTCCTTGAAGTATGAGAGCATCCGTTCTTTGGAAGCTTGGGTAGTCAGCCAGCCAATGCTGGTCGAGATGCCGGACATGGTATCATTCTTACGCCAGATATAGTTCTGCATATGAGAGAGAACGTCCATCAGGGCTCTGCCCTTTTGCTCAGAAGGCATGGCGGCGGCTTGGCGTTTCAGATTACGGATCTCGTTAATGACTGCTTGCCCAGGACCATTGACTTCCAAGTTTAGTGTAGAGTTTTTGTATGCTCCGGCGAGGTGGGCGATGACCCAGGCAAATTGGTAGGTGTTAAGTTCTGATGTAGTGAACTCAGCGACTTGTTCCATTCCATCTGCGTAGCAACGATATACTGCGATACAAAAACGGTCTGCCCAGTCTGAAGATCCATAAGCCGGGTCTGCGCCAATAACATAATATGCTGTGTCGATTGGTTCTTCCCAAACCTTGAGTGTAGCCACTGCGTCGCGGCTCTTAACCACTTCTGTGTCTTCGAAGTTGGCTCCCATGATATATCTATACGAATCATAAGATTGTTTCCTGGCTTCCTTCATAGCGTCGGTGCAGCGCGAGCTGGAGAAGAAGCTACTGCCTGTCATAATGAAAGCATAGTCTTCGGTTGGCGGAAACTCCTGGTACATCAAAGACTCATCCTTGATACCTTCCAGCATCTTCCAGCGCCACCAAGCTATCTGCCGGGAGTTGATCTCAAAATTGTATATCTTCTTAATATCTTTGACCCATTCCTTTTCTTCCGACGTCAGCTTACCGTCCCAGTAAACCTTATAGACATCAGAAGCAGGGTCAGCCGAGTAGAATTGATTGTGCCACCAGCCGCAAAAGATAGCCTTCTGTGTTCTAGCTTTCTTGGCCGTCACATACATCTCGTGAAACATATTGAAGCCACGGGCGGTAGATTCAAACATATAATATCTAAGAGGATTAGTCTCAGCCAAAGAAGCCAAGAGAGACGCTAATCCTTCTTCATCTCCCCAAGAGCTAGTCTCAGTTCCGTGAAGAAATGTGATGCCCTTTCCTCGCCCAAGCGAGCCTTTAGCTCTGAGTCCAGCCACTTGATAGAAGAGGCGAGATCTGTTTCTGAGGGTAAGGGCGTTACGATTGTGGGTGAGCATAGGGATCTTGTATTCGTTTGGGAGACTGTCGAGGTACATCCCAAGGGTTCCTCTGAACATATCACGGTTTTCCTCCGTATCTGTCACCAACGTACCCTGGAGACCGGGGTGTATAAAATGCCAATAAAGATCCAGAGCCAAGCTAATGGTCGTGATCCCTAATTGTCTACCCTTCAACACAACAAAGAAATGTATGTCGTTCTCTAAACCCTTAGCTACCTCATTCATCACATAAGTCTGAGTACCAAGTAACTGGTCCATACGAACCAACCCCTTCTCCTTAGTCTCAATCTTAAGCTGATGACAGAACTTATAAAAATGATTCAGATCAAACTTCATATCGTCCCCCTAAACATAATTCTACCAACTAATCATACTAAATCTATAAACCCATAATTTTTTTTGGGGTAGAACAATGTGGGGCACACACCAATGAGACCCCCCTGACCCATGCCATGCTCCATAATCCCTACCAATCCAGTAGGGTATTGACAGGTCATAGAACGGATACAATCATTAGTATAATCAATAGGTTATCTAGATATAACAGTCTTTATATAATGTAAAGACCCATTTGATATGGGCACGATGGGAGCCAATCACCCAACCATCCTACCATCCAATAGGTTAGGATAAGATAGGACTAATCACTTAGTCTTTAATATGCACATCAGATATCATATTTTAAATAAATTGTCAAATAAGAGCATTATGTATATTGACACTATAGAATATAGGATATATTGACTGTATTAGATAGCAGATAGGTTATCTATTCATAAGGGGAACATTATGAGAGACATACACAAGGAAGTAACAGATAAGATACTGGAAACAATGAAGTTTGGATCATTGCCCTGGATCAAGCCTTGGTCATCCATTGGCTCACAAGGTATGCCAAGGAACGCAATATCACGTCGTGCCTACAGCGGCGCAAACGTCGCCTTGCTCTGGATGAGGGGATATGCTTCTCAAAGGTATCTAACTTACAAGCAAGCGCAAGAGGCCGGGGGAAACGTCAAGAAGGGTGAGAAGGGTACCATGATTATCTATTCATCTGCAGTGGAGCGCATTGCAGAAAATGGCGATAAGAAAATGATTCCTTTCCTAAAGACGTTCACAGTCTTTGCCCTGGAACAATGCGAAGGTTTGGATCATTTGAGCGAAAAACCTATTGCAGTCAATCCGTTCGAACGTGACAAAGAGTGCGATGCTTTCATGTCCACAACTGGGGCAGATATCAGACATGGCGAAGGTAGGGCTTATTATACAAGCAAAGGTGACTACATCATGCTACCGCCTTTTGATACTTTCAAAAGCGCCGACGGTTATTATGGCACGGCGCTGCACGAATTGGTTCACTGGACGGGCTCAGAGAAACGCTGCAATAGACAATTTGGCAAGCGTTTTGGTGACCGGGCATATGCTGCGGAGGAACTTGTGGCTGAATTAGGTGCAGCGTTTATGTGTGCTGAATTCGGCTATGATGCTACTACGCAACACGCTGCCTACATTCAAAACTGGATCAGTTTACTTGAATCAGATCCGAAAGCTTTCATCACTGCAGCAAGTAAGGCGAGCGCCGCGGTAGAACATTTAAGAAACTTGGCAATCAAAGAAGAAACTCAATTAGCAGCATGATTGCAAACACGAGGGGAGCTTGGCTCCCTTCCAGTGTGCAATTGTGCACAATAAGGGGAAACTATTATGACGTATGAACAATGGCTCAGAGAACAATCAGATAGAACAATCATGGCGCTCTGGATTAAGCATTGTGCGCCAAATGAAACTGAAATCGATCTCACAAAATTGCAAATTGAGAGAGGCTCTTTAATCCAATGGGAAGCTCAAAATAGGGATTTATTGCCAGGTCAAATGTCAGATCAATACTAAGGGGAACAAACAATGCTTATTATACTGAAAACGCTATCAGAAATCTTCGCACTAGGTACTTTCGTTTCTGCCATTGGCTTGGCTTGCATTGCCTTGGGAGGTTAAAATGAGAAAGACAACCGCAGATTACCTATTCGCGCTTTATCCCAATCATGGCAAAAGACCAGAATCGCCGGACGTTCCAAGGTCCGAATCTTGCGTCGAAGTCAATCCAGACCTATGGCGATACTATTGCCTATTAAAAGATCGGCCATTGTTTCCGGCGCCGACATGGTGGACCGAGGCCGATGTGGTGCAGTCTTTAGATCAATTCGAAGCAAAAGCCCTTAAAGGACTTCAGGATAGGTTTGACGAGCTTCTAAGTGGTAAGGTAGCAGATAGTCTTCTATAACGCACCAGCGGCCTTCTAATCCAGTTTAAATATCGGTCCAATGGGGAGCTTTCGGGCTCCCCTTTAGTTTGCCATATAATCGAACAGGATCTGCACAGGGTAAAGTGATGGATTTGCTATTGCCACGGTTCAGCCACTCCAGGTGATCTGCTATAGCGTGTTGCTGAATTGATCTGAGATATTCTAGCCAATTGCTCAGAATCGTTTGCCCAAGATTATAATCCGCGCCCGAAGCCTTGGCGTGTTCAGAATTGGTCCAGATGACGACCGTTTCCTCCGGCTGGCCCTTGATGTATTTAATCGCCTTTTGATGATACTCAGACATTGCGCCCAATGCTCCTCAGATAAACCCGTGCCCGTTCGTCTCGTTCTTCCTGCGTGATCGGCTGTTTCGGTCCCTCGTCTTCCCAGCGCCTCTGATTTAACCAAGTGCTAGGATGCGGGACAAACTCAGGGTCGTCCGGCCATTTAACCCGTTTAACAATATGAATGATGTCAGAACCCGACGTGTGCAAGATCGCCTTCGCCCAAGCTTTTTCCGCAGCACCCTTAGCAGTTTTGCGCGGATAGGCATCCCAGAAGTCATTGAAAAGATTGAGGTCAGCTTTTCGTTGACCAAAAGTGTGTGTGAGGGGAGAGGTAGGGGATAAAGGAAGGGGGGATATAGTATTTATATTATATGCGGTAAGGGGGGAACCATTAAGGGGAGGAGAGGGGAGAGAGAGGTCCCGATCTGTCCCCGGGACAACAGGGGGACAATTGGGGACAATTGGGGACATAGCACGTTGTCTGCGTTTCTTGTCACGAGCCTTAACCCGCCTCTCTTCAAGCTTTACTTTAAGTTCATCTTCATGGGTTTTGACTACAGCGAAGATCTGCTCACCTGTGCAGCCATTCAGAACCATGGCTTCTATGATCTTTGTTAATTGCATTATCGTTAACCTATGTTTTAGGTTGCACGATGATAAAGAACATACTATATATGTCCTATATCAACGCGCACCTGACCTGCGACGTTGTTCATGGGCTCCAGTTTGCTTCCCCTTTCTGGAGCCCATTTTTATAAACTTCTATTCCAAAACTCGTTCACCAGTTTTTCTACTTGACCAGCTTGTTTCATTTGATTGACACCGTGCATGACTGTTGAGTGATCCATGCCGCCGGACAGCTGTCCGATTTTAGGATAACTAAGATGTGGACAAAGATAATCCGCGAGCGCCCAGACTTCCCAGCGTGATCTGACATAACGCTTGTTGCGATGTTTGGACCACAAGAGATAACGGGTTTTGTAACCAAATTTCATGCAGACAAAATTCACAATATCATCCCAAGATGGTCTGACTTTTTCAATTTGCACATCAGTTAAAAAGATCCCGTATTGTTTCATACAACAAATATTGTGAATAGTGTGGACAAGTTTTAGATCTTCTATTCTTTCCAATGGTTTAGGTTGTTGATAAGTTTTGGACACCAATGTCAGTTTCGGTCTCTCCACTTTGCCCAGTCTGATCGCTCTCGCCATGTGTTCTTGATGTAATTGTTTGAGATAAGCCGACATCTGTTTCCCCCTCTAAAAACGCAATACCGGCGGCAAGGATAACTCTAATCGCCTCGGCTTCACTAGATATTTCTTGTGAATGTCTGAACTTTTTTATCTTGATATAAATGTGATCTGGAATGACGAGTAATTTCTTTTGCATGGTTGCTCCTGTTTGCATGATATTCAATATAGCAAAAGTATATTGACAATGCAAATGGCAATCTATATATCTATAGCTGTAACCAAAGGGGACGACTATGAGTGATGGATTTTCAGACGCAGAACGTAAAAGCGCATGGTGGGCCACAGATAGCCGCAGAGCCGTCAATGGTGGCTTGATTGATGTTATCAGGGAAAAGCGCGGAGAGCGCGAGCAAGACGATCTGAGCGGCATAGAAGCTGTGCAGATGGGTCTGGCAATGCAGCCCACTATTGGCAAACTCTTCTCTCAACAGACAGGCATTGGTGTTCGAGATCTAGATTGGTCCGGCACTCATTCAGAACATACCTGGCTTCGCGCACATGGTGACTTTGAAACCAATGACGGCGGCCTATTAGAAGTTAAGAACTTCCATGCAGCTTCGATCAGCAAGTATCCAGAGATGGATGAAGATGCAATGGACTTGCCGGAGCCGGACATTGTGCAGTGTGTGCATGAAGCAGTTGTGTTCAATAAGCCTCACATCTGGTTTGCTGTTTTATTTGGAGGTCAGCGTTTCCGTTATTGGAAGATCATTGTCACAGACGAGATGAAGGAAGAGCATATCAAACGCGCTGCGGTTTGGTGGGCGATGGCTCAGACTGGCGAGCTGCCAGATGCTGAAACAATTGAGCAAGCGCGATACAAGTACAGGAATGAGAATGGGCAAGCAGTGATTGCCAATTCTTATATCGAGGGCATTGTTACTGGATTGAAATCCATCAAGCAAAAGATCAAAGAGCTAGAAGAGTGGGAAGAAAAGAACACTGTCATTCTTCAAAACTATCTGGCTAACAAAGCAGAGATCAGAAATGTTGCTGGTGAAGTGTTGGTCAGTTGGAAACAAGCCAAGCCAAGCAAAAGGTTCTCAGCGGATCTATTCAAACAATCTCAACCTGCCTTGTACGAATCATTTATTGTTGAGCAGCCTGGCTCACGGAGGTTTTTAGTAAAATGAACGCACTCATATCATTCGACGATCAGGAAAGGATGGCAAATGCAATTGTCAAATCCGGCTTCTTTGGTCTTAAAGAAGTTAACCAGGTACTCGCGCTTATGTCTATCGCGCAAGCTGAAGGCAAGCATCCTGCCACGGTGGCTCAAGAGTACGACATTATACAGGGTCGTCCGGCTCTCAAGTCGCAAGCCTTATTGGCGCGGTTTCAGCTATCGGGTGGCAGGGTTGAATATCTCTGCTACACGGACGAGAAAGTAGAAATGCTTTTCTCTCATCCGGCTGGAGGTGATCTGAAAGTTGAATGGACTATGAAACAAGCCCAGTCCATCGGTTTGGCATCAAAAGACAATTGGCGGAAATATCCACGTCAAATGCTTGCGGCGCGTGTCGTGTCTGAAGGTATTAGGCGCGTATATCCGGCTTGCATCCTTGGACATTATGCAGTCGAGGAAGTGATGGACTTTGATGATAAAAAGACTATGCGAAAGCTTGAGCCGATTATTGATCTTGGTTCTGAAGAAGAGCAGCCGGAAGGCACTATTCCTCTTTGGGTTCCCGACATGGACGGTGGTGAGCCAAAGATTTATAAAATGGCAATAGACACTCAAGATTGGATGGAGAGCTTTGATAAACTCTCTTCTAGTGTCAATAATTCCAAGAAGATGAACGACGAAGAAAAACGTCTGAAGCTCTTGGCTCTTAACGCAGTTAACATGATGGTTTTCAATCAACTGAAAGGAATAGAAGATGGCACAGATGGAGAGGCGTGAAGGCAGTGGTGTTTTGTTCACAAATAAGGACAAAACAAATCCAAAAGGCCCAGACTTGCAAGGCGAGCTTAAATTGGATCAGGATTATAAGGCTGGTGATGTTATTAAATTGTCAGGCTGGATTCGGCAGACTTCTGTTGCTCCCCTGTACAGTTTAGTCATTAACAACTACAAGGCTGGAGCAAACAAGACTGAGCAACAATATCCTAAAGTGGTCAATATTGACGATGGGGATGTACCGTTTTGAGCAAGTCACAGCGAGACAAAGGACATAATTGGGAGCGAGATGTTGTTAACATCTTGAAGGACCGTGGTTATTCTGCGTCTCGCAATCTGACCCAGACCAGAGACAGTGGTGGTGACATCATCATTGGCAAATGGCTATTCGAGTGTAAGCGTTACGCGAAGATAGCTGTTTACACTTGGCTGGATCAGGCAATCAAAGCTGCGGGGGAGAAGTTAACTCCCGTAGTCATAGCCAAGGCAGATCGTAAAGAGCCTATTGTAATTATGCGTTTGGATGACTTTCTATCAATAATAGGGGAAGGCAATGTTACGCTGGCTAGACAGGCTGTGGTGGAAACTAATATGTCCACGACCACCGGAGGAAATACGGTCTCTCAGGGCGCAACGCAAAGTGGCTCAGATGGCGCACAGGGAAACAAAGAGGATTGACGCAAAACTACGCGCAATTACTCATATGCAATTACGCAATTCTATTAAAAAATCAGGGGACGTTAAATGACTATTGAGAAGATTATCTTTGATCGTTCAAAGACACATGGTGACTTTGCTAAGGTCGCGCTAATGAGCCAACAACTAAAGTCTGTCCTGGCGCAAGGCGATAATTGGACAAAGCTGACAGATCAGCAAAGAGAGGCAATCGAGATGATTTGCCCTAAATTGTCGCGTATCATGTTTGGCAATAATCACTCGTCAGAACATTGGAACGATATTTCTGGTTATGCTGTTCTTGCGGCAGACGATTACAAGTTTAACGTGAATGATATTTCTATTGAAGATGATATTGCTGAATTTGCTAAGAAGTTTGCACCGGAAAGACCTGCAAATGGTTGACAATTTCGATCACTTTAAAAAAGAAGTTGATGCTTTAATTGAAAAACTTCGCAATGAAGCTGGTTCAGATCCTTGGAATACGCTTCCAGTTGATAAGCGCGATATTAACAAGCTAATATATCGCATAAAACAGCTAGAAAGCGGATTTTTAGATATTGTCGGCATGGATGCAAGCACACCAGAGTCCTACGCTATGCAGAGTAGGATTATTGCTAAAGCTTGTTATGTTGGTGCTATCAACAATGAAGGCAAGTATTCGTTTGTTCCAGACCTGTATTTTTCGGAAGATAGACGTTGAAGAAGGGCATGGCCTTACTTAACGATCATGCCAAATTGTTAAATACCGACATGGTCTAATTAAAGGATATGAAGATGACTGATCGTATGACAAAAATGGTGAACGGTCTGTTGCCAGATGGCACGTTGATAAGAGCGTGTGAGGTCACGTTTGGTCACTTGGAAAAGCAAGACGATCGCATTGAAAAGCTGGAGGCGGCGCTGCGTGACCTGTCTGATGGGTGGGAGTGTTGCTCGGTGTCGCAGGGAATGAGGCGCGTTGCTCAAAAAGCACTGGAGAGGAAAAAATGATTAGAACCTTAACAGCATCAATAGCAGCGATGGCTGTCATGGCTATTTCTGTGCAAGCTTATGAAGATGAAACGCCTGGTCAATTCTTTGCTAAATATGGTTCACACTCCGCATCATCTCCGACGAGCAAACAGGAAGTGGCGAGGTCTATTGCAAGTCAAGTCAACTCAAGGCTTGGTTCGCAATGGGTCGAGCCAGCTCTCAAGATCGCCAAGATCGAGAGTGGCTACACTTGCCATGTCAAGGGTCCAAAAACTCGCCACGGACGCGCTATAGGTCCACTACAGGTGCTTGTTGGCAGTGCTGAGAGTTTAGGTATTAGTGCATACGAGTTGGATAATTCTTGTGCTATGCAAATTGAAGCTGGCATCCGGCATATGGAGAGGTGCGTTAAGCTGGGTGCTAAAACACCGGCTCAAATGGCCTCTTGCCATGTATCAGGTAGTCCATTTAATAAACTCCTGATTCGCAAAGCAGAGCGTTACCGCCAGAAGTATATTAAAATGGCTGTTAACGCGAAGATCCCGCCTTGGGTGGGGACGTTGTACTACTAAAAGAGGGATCAAAATGGCAAAGAAACCAATCAAGAAACCAGTATCAGAAAAAAAACCTGAAAAGATTAAAGTCTTTATCGCTACTCCCATGTATGGCGGTATGTGTTCAGGTGTTTACACACAGTCTATTATTATGATGCAAGCGGCTTTCCAAACTGCTGGCATTGAAGCGTGTATTTCATTCATGTTCAACGAAAGTCTAATTACTAGGGCTAGAAATGCTCTGGCTCATTCGTTCATGCAGACAGATTGCACTCATTTGTTATTTGTTGACGCAGACATTAAATGGAACGGTTATGACGTTCTTAGAATGTTTGACGCAGACAAGGACATTATCTGCGGAGTTTATCCGAAGAAAGAAGTTAACTGGCACACAGTTAGCAATGCGGTTAAAAAAGACGTGCCTATTGAGCAGCTAAAAAATCACACAGGATCATGGGTGGTTAATCTAATAGATTATAAACCAGATATTACAGTTCCTAATGACAAGCCTCTGGAAGTGTGGGCGGCTGGCACTGGAATGATGCTTATCAAGCGTAAGGTGTTTGATAAGCTGAAGAAGAAAGTTCCGGCATATAATAATGATGTTCTGGATCAGGCCGGTACAATAGGGATGCAGGAACGCATTTCAGAATATTTCACCACCAGCATTGAACCTGGCACTGAACGCCTACTGTCTGAGGATTACCACTTCTGTAGAACATGGCGCTTGAATGGCGGCAAGATCTACATTGCACCTTGGATGGATCTAGGACACATGGGTAGTTATCTCTTTGAAGGTACGTTTCTCAAAGTAGATTAAATGCAATAGGCTTCGCGCCTAGCGTTATTGATCTTAATTTCTTTGATTGTCTGATCTGTATCTTTGGACGACCAAGAAACAGGAACCCAAACTTGGCAAACTTGCGTGTTAATTGCGTTGATTGTCGTCATGGTCGCGCAATTTGCCAGGGGTAACGTCAATAGCATTGCCAGCAGCAAACGCATCGTTGACTCTCCGCATAGCATCAGCGGCTATCTTAGCATCCTCTGCCGAGATAAGCCGCTTTTCAGATAAATAAGAACTCAAAGCTTCAACAGCTTTAATCAAAGCTAACAATACAGTTAGCCAGCTCAAGCAGTAGTCTTATTTGAAATAACTGACCAAATGGCAACACCAATAGTGACGCCAGCTCCAACCAGCTCGCTTGCCATGCCTGAAGAAATAATTCCTTTACCAGCAGCATAACCAGCCAGAGCAGCCAGCACAGCGCGGATAATACCGCCAACCTGATCTTTGTTCATTTTGATCTCCTAGCTAATTGGAAGTGCATGGGGTCATTATCCCCTGTCTCTCCCCTCCATGTAAAACCATGCTTTTTCATAATTTCAACAAAAGTTTGGTCAATCATTCCAGCCTTCCAATGAGAAGGGTATTGGTTTCTTTGGGGGTCCATATCAATGGCACAAGCCCACGAATGAACTGATAAAGATGAACCATTGCGCTGCAATCTATAACAAAATACTCCGCCTGTCACATCCAGATGCAATTCTTTAATTTTATCATGCCCCATAGTCTGTAGCACATCGGTAAAAGCATCTGTAAATGTCTGGACTGTCTTTTTATGCACCCTAATGCGAGGTAAGGGAGTTTCCTTACCATCACTATAAAACATAGGATATGGCGGGGTCCAATATACTACATTGGGTATCTCCCACATACGGTCAGCACTTTCGCCGCCGCGAGGGTCGCCATAGA